CCTGCAACAGCACGTAAACTTGCAGGTTATGCTGATACGGTAGCTACTTCTTCTATTACAAATGTTCTACAGGATGAAATTGCAGACATAACTAAAAAGTTTATTTCTTCCACAGCTACTAAGGCTGCATACTCTATGTATGAAATAATGAGAAGTCCAACAGACTTAGGTAATAAAGAAAAGATGACAGCAGCAAAAGATATACTAGATCGTGGTGGTTTTACTAAGACTGATAAAGTTGAAGTAACATCCTCTAGCCCTTTGTTTATTTTACCACCGAAAAATAATGAAGACGAGTAAGGATTGGAAACTTCCAAAGCCAGATGAAACTGAATTAGGTTTTGATTGGCAGCCTGTGATACGAGTAGGTAGAATTATACCTTTTGGTTACAGTCAGGATGAAACAGATAAAGATATGCTCCTGCCTATTGATGATGAGTTGGAGTTGTTAGAAAAAGCAAAGAAATATCTTAAACAGTATAGTTATAGGGATGTAGCAAATTGGTTAAGCACAGAATCAAAACGATACATCTCTCATGTTGGTTTAATGAAAAGAGTAAAGCTTGAGCAAAAACGTAAAACAGATGCTTCAACGCAACGCTACCTTGCTCAAAGGTACAAAGAAGCCCTTGAGAAAGCGGAAAAGCTTGAAGAAAGAAGAATTGGTGGAAGAACAGAAAGTTTATCCCCAAGCTAAACCAGAACCAATAGAAGTAGAAGAAGCACAGGGAGTAATCTTTCAACCAAACAAAGGACCACAGACAGAGTTCCTTTCTTCCAATGAACGAGAAGTATTATACGGTGGGAGTGCAGGTGGCGGTAAAAGTTATGCGATGCTTGCAGACCCTGTTAGATACCTTAACAACCCACACTTCCGTGGACTACTTGTAAGAAAGACAACAGAAGAACTAAGAGAACTTATATCAGTATCCAAACAACTCTATCCACAAGCAATACCAAATATAAGATTTATGGAAAGAGACAAGACTTGGGTAGCACCATCAGGAGCAACACTCTGGTTGTCCTACTTAGATAGAGATGATGATGTTACACGCTATCAAGGACAGGCTTTTAGTTGGATAGGATTTGATGAGTTAACGCAGTGGGCAAGTCCATACCCATTTGACTACATGAGGTCAAGACTACGTACTACAAAAGGAAGTGGCTTAGACTTATACCAAAGAGCTACTTCAAACCCAGGTGGAAATGGACACAGTTGGGTTAAGAAAATGTTTATAGAACCTGCCCCACATGGGGAAGCATTTTGGGCTACAGACATTGCAACAGGTGAAACCTTAAAAATGCCTAAAGGTCATAGTCGTGAAGGAGAGCCACTATTTAAACGCAGGTTTATACCTGCTACATTGTTTGACAATCCTTACTTAGCTGACGATGGCATGTATGAAGCCAACTTACTATCACTACCTGAACACCAACGGAAACAATTATTAGAAGGAAACTGGGATGTTAATGAAGGGGCTGCTTTTCCAGAATGGAACAGGAATATCCATGTTATTGAACCATATGATATACCCCATAATTGGTCTAGGTTTCGTGCCTGTGACTATGGATACGGAAGCCACACAGGAGTCTTATGGTTTGCGGTCAGCCCATCGGAACAACTAGTTGTCTACAGGGAGTTGTACGTATCTAAGGTTACTGCTGCAGACTTAGCAGATATAATACTAGAAGCAGAGGATGGAGAAAAAATTAGGTATGGTGTTCTTGATTCGTCACTCTGGCATAAACGTGGAGATACAGGACCATCACTAGCAGAACAAATGATACTAAAGGGTTGTCGTTGGAGACCTGCAGATAGAAGTAGAGGGTCAAGAATAGCAGGAAAAAACGAGGTACACAGACGATTACAAGTTGATGAGTTTACAGAAGAACCAAGAATAGTATTTTTTAATTCGTGTGTCCAAACAGCTTCTCAACTACCATCTATACCACTAGATAAAAATAACTCTGAAGATGTTGACACTCACTCTGAAGATCACTTATACGATGCTTTAAGATATGGAATAATGACGAGACCAAGAAGTAGTTTATTTGACTTTGACCCTGCAAGTCAACGTACTGGTTTTCAAGCTGCTGATGCAACATTTGGATATTAAGGATATAATATGGAAGAAGATAATATAACTGCAGACTCTGAACAAGTAGTTGCTATTGATGATGTAGAAGAAGACTCTTACGTAGATAGTGATGTAGGAGAGATTGTATCTTTTGTAAAAGGTAAATATCGTAAGGCTGAAACAGCTAGGAGAGGTGATGAGGAAAGGTGGATACAAGCCTATCGTAACTACCGTGGTCTATATGGTCCAGAGGTTCAATTTACATCTACAGAAAAATCTAGGGTCTTTGTCAAAGTTACAAAAACAAAAGTACTTGCAGCCTACGGTCAACTTGTAGAAGTTCTTTTTGGTGCTAACAAATTTCCACTTAGTATTAATCCTACAGTTTTGCCTGATGGAGTAGAAGATACAGTTAGCTTAGAAACTAATGCTCAACTTAAAAAAGCTACAGGAGAAGCAGAAACAGGTGCTACAGACGCTCCAAAACTTTTAGCAGGGGAGACTGTACCAGAGTTTAATGAGCGTGTAGGACCCCTTACAGACGATCTGAGTGCAGTTGAGGATGATATTAAGTTTAAATCAACTGGTAGTCCTAGCTCTGTAAACTTTCATCCTGCAATGGTTGCAGCTAAGAAGATGGAAAAGAAAATACATGACCAACTAGAAGAGTCAAACGCTAAGAAACAATTACGTTCTGCTGCATTTGAGGCTGCATTATTTGGTACAGGTATTATGAAAGGACCATTTGCTGTAGATAAAGAGTATCCTAATTGGGATGATGAGGGTGTATACACTCCTATCTTTAAAACAGTACCACAAACTTCTAATGTATCTTTATGGAATTTCTATCCAGACCCTGATGCAAATAATATGGATGAGGCAGAGTATGTTATAGAAAGACATAAGATGTCACGTTCTCAACTCCGTGCTCTAAAACGTAGACCTTTCTTCCGTGCCAATGCTATTGACAAATCTCTTTCACAGGGAGAGATGTACAATAAGGAGTGGTGGGAACACGTAATGGAAGACAACGCTGAAGAAGACAGAGCAGAGCGTTTTGAAATCTTAGAGTTCTGGGGTTATGTAGATAAAAATGTTCTTGAAAATAATGATGTAGATATTCCTGATGAACTAAAAGATGTAGAGCAAGTTAGTGTTAATGTGTGGATATGCAATAACCATGTACTACGATTAGTAATGAACCCATTTACTCCTGCCTACTTACCCTACTATGCTACACCCTATGAAATGAACCCATACAGTATATTTGGTGTAGGTATTGCAGAAAATATGGATGACACACAGACCCTTATGAATGGTTTTATGAGGATGTCTGTGGACAATGCTGCACTCTCAGGTAATCTATTAATAGAAGTAGATGAGACTAACTTAGTCCCTGGACAAGACCTAAGTGTATACCCTGGAAAAGTATTTAGAAGACAAGGAGGAGCACCTGGACAAGGTATCTTTGGAACTAAATTCCCTAACGTATCTAATGAAAACATGCAGATGTTTGACAAGGCTAGACAGCTATCAGATGAGAGTACAGGACTTGCATCTTTCTCACATGGACAGACAGGTGTGTCAGGTGTAGGTAGGACAGCTTCTGGCATATCTATGCTTATGAATGCAGCTAACGGTTCTATAAGAACTGTTATTAAGAATGTAGATGACTACTTACTAGGACCACTGGGTAAGGCTTTCTTTAGTTTTAATATGCAGTTTGATTTTGATTCTGAAATAAAAGGTGATCTTGAAGTTAAAGCACAGGGTACAGAAAGTTTGATGGCTAACGAAGTACGTAGTCAAAGACTTATGCAATTCATGCAGACTGTATCTAATCCAACCCTAGCACCCTTTGCACGAATGGATTATATAGTTAGAGAGATTGCTAAGAGCATGGACTTAGACCCTGATAAGGTAGCCAACTCAATGAGTCAGGCTGCAGTACAGGCTGAGATACTCAAGAAGTTTCAGGAACAAAACCCACCACCACCCCCACCTCAACAACCACAGGGTCAACCACCACAGCAAGGACAAGCTCCTGTAGGTGGACAAGTACAAGACACTCAGGGATCAGGTGGTGGAAACATAGGAACAGGTTCAGTACCTACTCCAGAAGAAGATGGATTTTCTGCTAATCAGGGTGCTGTTCAATGAACTTAAAAGAGTTAGTTAATAATAAAAAACTGTGGGATAACTTTGTAGAATACTTAGACCATAATATTTCTATACATCATAGTGCAATGGAACAAGCTGATGATGTACACACACTCTATAAAGCTCAAGGCTCAATTTTTGCATTACGTAGACTTAAGTATCTTAGAGAGGAAATGAATAAAGATGGCTAAGTTAGAACCATTTGATCCTAAGAAGCATAAACCTATAAGTACAGTAGGTAATCGTTACGCTACAGAGTATCTTGCTTCTGAAAATGCACCTGATAATGGAGCATGGAATATACCTACGATATGGTTTGATACAGAAACAAAAGAACCTGTATTTCTTAGCGAAACAAAAGAAGAAATTAATAAGGATGGCACTGTAACCAAATACTTTAGTAATGATAAAGCATGGAATGCAGCTTTTGAATATGAAAAAGAAACAGGTAAAAAGTTTCCTAGATTTAAAGATATACCTTCTGCAGTAGAAGCAGCAGAAAAAAGAAGTAACAAGGGTGGAGCTTCAGAAAAAAAACTTACAATGAATGAAGGTGGTACAACAATGAAAAATCAAATGGAGATGTTTGCAGATGGTGGTCTTAAAGATGATGGTACAATCAAAGACCCTGTAAGTGGTAATGATGTACCTTCTGGTTCTCTAGCAGAAGAAGTTAGAGATGACATACCTGCACAACTTAGTGAGGGTGAGTATGTTATACCTGCTGATGTTGTAAGGTTTTATGGAGTAAAGTTTTTTGAAGACCTACGTACAGATGCTAAGACGGGTTTAGCAAACATGGAACGTAATGGACGTATAGGTGGTGAGCCTGTAGCTGTAGCAATGATTGCAACATCTTCTAAAGATGAAGAGCTATCACCTGAAGAAGAAGACATGATTAAAAAAATAACAGGTGCTGCTAAGGGTGGACTAATGGGATATGCTCCAGGTGGTCTTCAAAGTCAAACTGAGCAACAATTTCTTGCAACACAGTCTGCTCCTAGTGCAGCCCTACAAGGTTTTCAAACAGTAGGTCAAAGTTTATTTGGTGCTCCTAAGTCTTCAGGTGCAGCATCAGAAACTTCAGAACCTAAAACTTTTTATCATCCAGATGGTAGAATACAAGTAGTACAATTTATAAATGGTAGTCCACAGCAGGGTATGGAAGGGTTTACTGTACCACCATGGTCAACTAATAAACCTAGTGATACTACATCAGACGATGATAATGAAAGAGAAGACAGACCTGCAAAAATACTTGATGCAACACTCACAGATTTAAATGGTGATACAGTAAAAATGACACAACAAAATTTAGACGCTTTAAAAATATCAGCAGCTAGGGTAGGTAAAAATACAGCAGAATACTATGCACTTCCTTTTGCTACACGAATTGCATTACTTGGTCAAGAATTAAAAAAAGAAGGTGCTGACCCAGATGAGGTTAAGAAAATTGTAGATAAAACTGAAAGTGGTTTTTCTTTAG